CGGGACGGTCTCGACGCTCCCGTTGCCTACGTCCGCCGTGACGCGCTCGACCGGATCTGGACCGACTTCATGGAAGCAACGACGGCATGGTGATCCGCTGCCTGACCCGCGCCGCGCGCTGGGTGCCAGGTGGCCGGTGGATTGGCTACGGCGCCGCCCAGGTAGCCGCCAGAAGGGCCGCGCGCATCGTGTGCTGGAGCGTTGGCATCGTCATCACCACCCTGCCGCCGTTGCCGACAGAGGCGCCGCCGCCCGATCTGGTCCGGCCCTGGCCTGGGGCAACCGTGCCGTGGGTGCCGCCGTGGCCGGGTTCGGTGCCGCGGCTCCTGCCCCAATTTGACGACCGACTACCCCAAGTAGGGCCGGAACTTGGGATAGTAGCCCCGGTAGACACCCCCGAGCCGGGCACGCTGGCCGTGCTGGGGGCCGCCGCCGTGGCAATGTGGAGGATTAGGATATGAACGTGATTCGGCTGAACGCGGGTATTTTGGCCGTTGCGGCGGCACTCTGTCTGCTGACGATCGTGGCGTTCACGTGGGAGCTATGGCGCTATCTGCACGTCTGGGGATTGGCGGTGGGGCTGGGTGTGGTGGTGGTCGCGGCATTGGCGTCGTGGTTCATAGTGGAAATCATAGACCGCCGTGGCGCTGATCGCGGCCCGTAGACGGTGATGTCCCATTTTGCTGCACCATTTGATGCATGATTTCTGAGCATTAGCCCCAGTCGCGACTGAGGCCGCCAGTTGCCCAGCGGCCCCGTATCGTGAGCCTTCCAAACCCACGACGGCAGGCGGAACAGCCTCCAAGCCAGACTATCCTACTGTATTTGTTCCGTTACGGGAAATCCCGTGACGGTCCAGAGGCACCAATTGAACTGTTTCCATTTTGGAAAAGGTTGTCACGGCAGGACTCCAAGTCCCTGCAAATCCACGATCCGGCAGCGGAGAAGAAGGCGCGACTGAACCTACCTCGATACCTTGATCGGGCACGGCCTGGAGATTCACCGTGTCACGTGACACCTGATCCTACCCGGTCCCGCCCGGCGGGGCAACGGTGCCGTCGAGAAGGGCCAGGAGCGCGTCATCAACGCAGGCCATGCATCCGTCAGTCAGCCACTCGCCATGACGGCAGAAGCGCGGCAATCCATCAAGCTTCGGGCGATGCGTCGGATCAGGCGCCTGCACATCCTCAGTGGCAATACGCCGATGCCAGCGCGGAGGCGGGCATTGTCGGCGCGGAGACGGTCCAGTTCATCCGGCATCGGGCTTGTCCTCCGGTTGTGGCAGGGGTTGTGCATACGGTTCGGCATAGCATTCCAGACCCTTCCAAATCAGCAGCCGGGCCGCTTTAGCCCGTCCGGGGATGTTGGGTAGCTTGCGCCGCCATTCCTCAATCGCAGAGGAAAGCTCAGGGCTGGGGCGGATATCCAGCGACGGATTTTGGGTGCGTGTGTTTTCCATCCCCGGACTATGCTGCGTTTCCGCTCTTTCGTCAACGACGAATGTGCTTGACACGGCGGGAGCGTGGTGGCAGTGTTCCGGTCATGTCTGACCCTCAGTGCCGCTACACCAGCCAAGGAAAGGCTCTAACCACACCGAGACGGCCCGCAATGCGGCAATAGCGAACAGGCCGGGCTATCCGTCAGTCCATGAGGAACAACCGCAATCCAGGTAGACGGGCAGCGGTGACAAGCCGGGAGAGACCGGAAACTACAGGAGATGATCAGAATATGAAACTCTGGAAGCTACGGCCATCGAACGATCTCCCCAATGAGAACCCGTGGAATCCTTGGTATGACCGGCGTTTTGGGTTTGTGATATCCGCACCCGGCGCCGAAGAGGCGCGCTTGATTGCATCCAGGAAGGCCGGACCAGAAGGCGCGGATGCTTGGCTTTCCGAGACGTTATCGACCTGCATTGAACTTGTTCCAAGTCCCATTCCGCGCGTCGAAATGGAAGACGTTCATATGGCTTAATTACAGGAGACGAGATGCCACGCACTTACACCGACCCGCCCGAACTGGCGCACATGAGCGGGCAGTTCAAAATCGGATACCGGCAGGGGCGGGAGGACGCGCAAGCCGAGATAGACCGGCTGCGGGCTGGATTGCAGGACGTTTACCATTACGCCGCGATGAAGTGGCCCGAGGCGGACGACATCACCGACAAGATCGAGGAATTGCTGAGATGAGTAATGACCCACTAGCCGATTACCATGCGGCGGAAAACTGGGTTGAATATAAGGACGCCTACAAGCGCATGATGGACGCTGGGTATCCCGACAGTTACGCGGCAGGCCAATGCGTTCGGGAACACCGCAACGCCGCGCTGGAAGAATCCGCTAAGGCGTGCGAGGCGCTGCAAACAGGCGGACGCGGCGATACGTATTACGACGACTGCGCCGCCGCGATCAGGGGATTAAAGACGAGATGACCACCATGCGGGAGCGGATCGCGCGGGCGATGCTGAAGGTGCTGGCACGTCTACGAGACGGCGACGGCGCCTATCTTCGTGACGAAGATGATCTAAAGGATATCGCGTTTGACGGAGAAATCGACCTTTTTGAAATGTCAGACGCCGTGCTGGCCGAACTGCGTACGCCTACGGAGGCGATGCTCGTGGCTGCGGAAGAAGCCGTGCCTGCACTCGCTTGTTTCGCGCCTAAAGAACAGTCTCCATCATATATCGCATGGATATCGGCTATCGACGCGGCGGGGGCGGAGTAATCGAGACCGTCCGGCGACAACGCGCCGGATGTGGCGGCTGGTCCGGCAGGCGAAGGGCGCTCCCACCTGTTCGCCGGGTCCAGCCGCCTGTAGATATCACTAACAAAGGACATGAAATGGACAAACTAGCGCAACAGTTCGCTGATCTCGCGGAGAAATACGGGCCATCAGTCGCGGATGCGGCGATGAGCGCGGCGCGTATCCACGGATATTCCGTCCTAATAGCGTCCATCATATGGTTTGTATTTTCAGGACTGCTGATTATTGGAGGCCGTAAGCTGTGGAATAGAAAACCCGCTGATCAAGATGATCAATTTGATAGAGATGTTCCAAACGCCTTCGGATACGTTGCATTTATATTAGCGGTTGTCTTTGGGGCAGCCGGGGTATGGTCATGGATAGACCCTTGGACATGGATATCCATAACCAACCCAGACCTTTATCTGGCGAAAAAGGCTTTCGGCCTTTAATCACCTGAAAAGCAGAACGACCACCACGATCAGCAGGATAAATCCGATCCCGCTTCCGCCATAATGCGCGGGACCCCAGCCGGTGTTGTAGCCGTTCCAGCCGATACCGCCCATGCCCAGCACGAGGAACGCCAGCAGCACTATGATCCATAGGCTCACGAGGCCTTGCCTCGTGCGGCAGGACCAACACAGACATCATCCCCGCCCTGGCCGAACCGGAGCGCGCGAAGTTTGTGCATCGCGGCCCGGGTCTCGATCACGTCCTGATCCCGGTATTGTCCGTCCGTCCTGGCGTTGGCCTTCATGGCCGAGACGCCAATCTGAGCGTTTGCCAGCGCCCTCGCCAGCCGGTCCAAGTCCTTTGCAGCGGACGGCTTACAGACGACATAGACCGGAGGGCTTGGCCCCTGGTGCGGTGTCGTACTAGCCGCCCAGGTAGTGGGTGCCACGACGGACAGCGCCACCAGCGCCGCCGCCGTCATGGCTATCGGGTGAAGCACCATCAGATCGTTGGTGCAGGCTGCGTGCCGCGCTCAACGTTGACCGTGTCAATGCTGATAGACACGCCATCTGGAACAGGGACCGCGCCATCTGCGGAAAAGATCTGGGTCGCCGGGACGGATCCGATGCTATCCGTGACCGTCACCGTCACGTCATCGGGCATCGTCATGGCAATGCGGTTGATCACCAGTGCCGGGAGGCCGCTGGCGGACATCGTGCCGATCTCGGCCTTCAGCACGTTAGGCGCGCTGGTGGTGACGGTGAAGGTGGCACCAGCAGGCGCGGGCACAACGGCCCCGGCGGACATATAGATCAACGGAAAGCGCAGCAGATCGGTCGGGGATACGGGGAAATTCGCCACGGGGAGGCCCTTTTTGGTTATTTCAGGAATGCCCAGCACGATATGGCGCGGCCCGGCGGGCGGACAGGCGTATTCTCGGATTATGATTTCGAGGATCAGGCACGGATGGTGAGGGTGCATGGCGCAATATCCTCCGTCCATGGGTGGCGTCAAGATACGGGATTTACCTAACAGGAGCGATAGGCTTCACCAAAACAACCGGGACAGGGTCTAACGGCACGACGGGCGGCACCGCTGGCCGGTCACGTTCCGCCGCGACGCCCTCGGCCACGCCTTCCAGCCTGGCGACCGCCGAACTTGCCACCTTCTCGCGGATCAGGGCTGCTTCGAAACGCTCCATCTTGCCGTCTACCATCACGTAGACTTCATGGAGTTTCTCGAAGTTTTTAACCGCCTGACGATGGGTGCGCCACGCGACAACAGCGGCTATCGTGGCGGCAACACCCGTCGCCAACGGCGCGAGAGCATTCGCGGCGTCGATGAACAGGTGGATCGCCACCACGACATCCATCACCAGAAGCCCGTAAAGTGCAGCAACCCACCGACGATGAACGCGCCGCAGAACACACAATCCCGGCGCCAGTTGAATGGGTTGCGCTGCCACTCTCTCACATGATCCCCCAGGCTTTTCCAATCCACGGCTCCACCCAGCCCGGCAGCCTGTCCGTTATCCATACGACGCTCGCATCCGCATAATGGATCGCATACATGGCGGCATATTTTCCCAGCACCAGACCGAGGAACGCCTTGATCGCGATACGTCTTCGTGATTGTGGATTAACGATGGGTTCACGAACGGTTGACACGCGCGCCTGAGCATCTCGTTTCTGCACTCCAAAATTACGCCCGGGCATGTGTGACCTGGGGCATACCCAGCCACGCATGGAGCGGGTAACGCTGTTGTGTCGTCACGCCGGGTTACTCCGGTTGGCGGGCCTGGGAGCCGTTCTGTGTGCCAGCACAGGCGGCTTCTACACCTATGGGATTATATCAACTTCCCTTGAGTTTCCAGTGATTTCGCGGCCTGTTCTTTGATTGTCTGGTCCTTTTCTTTGCTTCCGGCACTGCTACCCAACCAATAGTTGCCGACCTGTCCCACCATGCTAATCAGCCCGCCCACGAGCATCAGGGCCACGGGTTCCGAGCCGGGATAGAGGCCCCGCGTCAGCACCAGCATCGAGACCGACCCGAACATGATCAACACGATCACGGAGACGATGATAGGGGCAACGGTGCGGATCACTGCGCCCACCGCACGCGGACGGTCAAGTTGGCGCTGTTCCAAGCCGTCACCGCTGAGATGAAGATGCCTTGCGCGGTGTTCGCGAAGGTCCGCTTTAGGATCTGGGCGTCCGTTGGCGCCACGTTGGCCGAGGCCCCGACCGCGAAGGCCAGGACCACGTCAGATCCCGCCGCAGCCGTCCCGATGTTGATCCCGCCCGTCACCGCGTTCGCCGTGGTGTTGATGATGTCGATCCCCACCAGCGTTGCCCCCGCCGGGATCGTCGTGATCTGGGCATTGGCCGTGATGTTCATGACGGTGCTACCCGGAACCGTTTTGAACGCCGAACCGTTCTGGCCGCTCACAAGCGTCTGGATCAGCGTGGACATGCACCCGATGGCGATATGCGCGTTCGATCCGCCGCCCTCTGGCCCGACATACCCGGGCGGCTGGCCCCAGCACTTGTAATCCGTGTAGGTTGGCGTGAACGGGGTAAAGTCGTCACCGTCATCCGCCGAGTTCGGCTGAGAGTTCTGCATCTGCGGAAACGAAAACTGGCTGGCTGGCGTCGTGGTGCCTGCCAGGCCAATGGTGATGATGGGTTTGAACCGCCCGCCGAACCGCACAACCGGCCCCTGGAAGATCGGCACGTTCGACACCTGACTGTCGCCGATCGAGGCGAACGGCCCCTTGAGCGTCATGCTGATGCCGTTCTGCAGCCCGCACGTGGTGCATGCCGGGGCGCCATCGCCGCCATTGTTGATCAGGCCCGAGATCGTGCTGATCGTGGTGTTGACGAACTTGTGCTGAATGATGACCGTGGTGGACGATGATCCGAGGGTGCCGCTGCCAACCATCGTGATCGTCTTGCCGTCCGCCGATACACCCGCTGGCGCGATGGTGGTGATGAGGCAGTTCGCCCCGCCGACTTCCACCGGGCATGTCGCCGCGCCCGCGCCCTGCACGATGATATCCGCGTAATAGTGCCCAGCGTTCGCGACCGCCGTTGTGCATGTCAGTGTGACCGTCACGACCGTGCATGTGGCGGTCTGAGAGAACCGGAACGTGTAGCCGGTGTAAGCGATGTTGCCGCCAGCGTCCCGCGTCAGAGATATCTGGCCGCCAGGATAGCCAATCGCCGCCGGGCTGGACTGGCCGTTGATGAGGTTTGGTGTCCCAGCGGCCCCGTTCCCGAGCGGCATGTTGATGCTGCCGCCCATCGTCGTATTCCACCACGTCGATGATGTCTGGTTTGTCGGCGCCGATACCCGTAGTTGAGATAGGAACGAATAGTTCCGCACCGGACGAGGCCACGTATAAGGAAAGCTATTCTGCGGCCCACCATTCGCCAGGGTTGGCGGTGTGGAATACATCGCCCGGACCATCGGAGGCGCATAGACGTGATCGACGCCAACCGTCGCCTTCACATACTCATTATGGAGATCGAGAAGCCCGACCTGTCCGCCGTTGGCCATCGTGGGATAGTCACCAGCCATGATCGAGGAACGATAGAAGTCCTGGCTGTAAAAGCCGCTTTCGTGCGTGCCCGCGTTGGATTGCGTCAGGGAGAACATCCCCGTCGTGATCCAGATGATCGACGGTGTGAACCCGCATGAAGACTGCCACGCGGCGCCGTTCATGTAGGTCAACACGTCCCAATAGGCGGACCATGGCAGGTTGTAGCCGTCATTCTGAAACCCCAGCATCACGATATGCGGGCACACCGCCTTGCCGTAGTCGATCCATTTCTGCGTGCCGTTGGTATACCAGAGCGCCGTGGAGACCTGGGCAGCCGTTGGGATGCCGATGCCGTTGGCCGAGACGTTGACGGGGAAATTGGGCGCGAGGTTGGCCAGGAGCGTGCCGCCAATCGCATAGGGATAGACCTGGACGGGCTTGTTCAATGCACGGGAAAGCCACTGGCCGAAGTTGTAGGACCCTGACCCGGCCTCGCCCATGCCGTTGGAGCCGTTCGAGATCATGCTATCCCCGAACACCACGACCTTAACCGTGCCGCTGGCGAACTGCGCCGACCGCATGTGCGCGTCCCAATTGATCGATGTCTGAGGAACGGAGATCGGCTGAGCGGGGGTGCAGCGCACCGCGTTTTTCAGCGATGGCGTGCTCAGCGGGTAGAAAATGCGGCCTGAGGGCATCCCGTCGCTGCATAGGATCACGCCACCTAGAGAGGACGCGGCGGAAGTCGTTGATGTTTTCAGGTAGTTTTTACCCGGTGGCAGATAGAGCGAATCATACCCCGCGTTGAGCGCCGCCGTGGCAGTGTTATCGAGCGCGGTATCGTCTGGCGTGCCGCATGTGAGCGTGGTCCTGACCGCGACCCGCGATGTAACGGTGGTGCCCGAAAAAGTGGCATGGAACGGATCGACGTAGGCGGATGCGGCAAGCGCCTGGGGTGCCGAGGCCGTGCCGGTGTCCGCGAACTCGCACGTCCATGGCGTGCCGCTGATCGTCGGGCCGGTGGCAATCGTCGTGGGGAACAGCAGCGGCCCCCACCAAAGCGCCAAGTTCGCCCCGTAGTTTTGGCAGGATGGCGCCGATTCCAGCGTGGCCGCCGTAGCACTCGCCGTGGTCAGGATGCGCGTGCGGAAGTCAGGGCAGACGCCCACCGGGTCCTGAATGTTGATGTAGGTCGATAGCAGCCCTTCCGGCCCGCTCTGTGTGAAATCCCGCACGGTCATGAATGGCCCATTGGGGCATGTCAGCGTCGTGCCGGAGATCGTGCAAGCGTCGATCCGCCACTGGTGATAGGTGCCGCTATTCGCGTTCGTCGTGGTGGTGACGCCCGCCGTGGAGCCGGTTGGCCCGATCACGATGCGCGACGTTCCTGAAAACGTGGTCCCGGCCACGGCATCCAGGTTGAAGGTATAGGGGCCGGTCCCGGTGACGCTGGTCAACTGGTTGTTGGTGGTGCCAGATGCCGCGCCGCAGTTGGAAATATAGACCCGCCACGTCCCGGAATTGGCCAGGAACGATGGCAGCGTGGCACCGCCTGGCAGCGTGACCGTCACCGCAGAGGTTGCCGTGTTGCACACCACCGTCGCGGATTGGATTTGATACGTCCCCATCATGCTGACGGTAGGGCTGGCCGAGGCCGCCGTGGAGAACGTCAGGCCCCATGCCCTTATGGCATCGCCCGCAGCGCCGAACTCGCCCGGTGTGCGGAACCCCGGCATGGTGTTGATCTGGTTCCGGCCTGTCACGCCAGGTCCGACAAACGGGCCGGACACATCTTGCCCCCAGGCGGGGAGCGCCGCGAGCATCATCAAAAACGGCAGGATACGGCGCATGTCAGTGATCCAATATGATGGCGGCTTCGGGTGCGGTGAGAATAGCAGGCACAAGGCTATTAACGCCCGCCTGAACGTCGGGATCGGCTAGATTGATGATGCCAGCGGCGGCGGCAGTCACAACCAGTTGTAACATGTTCGGGTCCCGGCCAGCGGCGGCGAAAAGCATGGTCTTGGCCGTGAGGGAGAAGCGGTTGAGAAATGCCGTGGCGGGGATGGATTGAGGCTTGGTGACGGCAGGCACGGGCACGGCATCGGGCGCATTGCCCTTCGCCACCCATGCGATGTAATCGCGATAGTCAGCGTTCTCCTGCGTGGGCGGAATGAAAGCGCCATCCGCCAGCCGGAGTATCTGCTTGCCAGACGTTAATTGATAAACCGGCATGACGCTCCCCTATGGTATCACGGCTGTCGCCGTCCACGTCCCGCCCAACGCGAAAAGACCCAATGCCGTTATTGTTGCAACAACGCGATACGAGTCAGGCCCATCCGGGGTTACTGCTGTAAACGTGCAATTGGTGTTTACAGTGATATTGGCAGACATCGTGGGAGTGGTGAACTTTCGAGACCTAAACTGGGTATCGTTATATGAACCCCCGCCAGCAGCGTTATAACCGCCCATGGCAACCGTTCCGATTTCATAATATGTGTCGCATAGCACTTGCTCGCCCTGGGTTGAGCGCGCTTCAAGCTGCGTCGCAATCGTTCCTATTTCCAACTGGCACGCGCCGGTTTCCCACGTCCCGCTGATCTGGGCGCCGACCGCGAACACGACCTCGATGCCTGTCGTGGCAGCACTGGGAACGGAGAACGTGACATTGTATCGCGTCATCGTGCTGTTGACGCTAAACGTCCCGTTTGTGATCAGTGTCCGTGTGGGGGCCGCGACCGTGCCGAACGTGTTAGCCGTGTTGGCGTAGTAGACCGCGTAATTCACAGATGGCAGCAGCGAATTTGATATCTCAACCGAGAGTGTGGCGGACTTGCCCGCCATATCAAAACAGTTATTCGCCTCGATGCGTTGGACGAACGCGATCAATGTCACGCTAGCCGCGCCCGTGAACCGGTAGCGGTAGCGGCTATTCGCCGTGGAGGATAGGATTTGCTGGCCGGTGACGTTGGCGCCCGTGCAGAACGCATACCACTGATCCACGGTATAGGCCAAAGCCGCGCCCGCAGTGATGGTCTGAGCCACGCCGCCGTTGCGCTGATCCTTGGACATAAGCGGGTTGACGAACCGGTTCCGCAGCCCAGCCAGAGGCCCGGCGTTGATGCTGCTCGTGACCAGCGAGTCCGTGGTCAGGCCGCCCGTGATCGATGCCCCGCCCGCCGTCACCACGAACCCGCCGGACGTGATTGTCAGGCCGCCCGTGATCGGCGTCGTGATCGGCACGGCCACCACCTGATCCCATATCGTGTTGCCGAGGCTGTCTTTCAGCACCTGCCGGTAGGAGCCAGTGCCCCAGATCACCGCCTCGCCCGCGCCATCCAGCGTCAACGGATTGGCGTTCGGCGTCGCCCCCGTGCTGTCGGTGTAGGTGTCCTTTGGCGTGGTCGTGGACGGGATGTAGAACGTCACCGAGCCGCCAGCGAGCGGGTTCCCGTTGGTGTCGAAGAATTGCTGCTTGCCATTCGGCACTTGGGCTACCATACTGAGATCACCTGTAGGAAAGGATGCCTGTCATGGCTCGGGTTGTTATGTGGATTACCGGGATACCGGTCGCGCTGTTCGCCGTGTTCGCTCTGATGATGTTCATCATGAAGATCATCGAGGATGCCGGGGGCAAGGCCGGTTTGGCCATCCCCATCACCATCATGTTGATTTTCGGTGGCGCGTTGACGGCTTACCGGATCGGCAGGCGCCGCGAGATGAACCGGGTTCGGGCGATGATCGTCTACCATTAGTCCACCGGGGGCGGTGGAGCCGTCAGCAGCTTGTTGTTGGTCCGCTGCTGAAGCTTGTTATTGATCATGTTTCTCCCGATCTGATAGCCGTAGTTCCCAATGAGCGGGGCATACCCGAGCATAGCGCCGTGCATGGCGATGTCCCCGACCTTCACCGCCCGCGTGAGCATCGATGTCGGTGAACTCTTAGGATCACCCAGCGTCAGGTTCTGCTTCCGCGCAAGATCCTTATGGATGTTCATCAATTCGTCCATCGTCTCGGGCGGGATAGATTTCGCTTGATTGTTCCCCCGTGCCTGCCTGTCAGCGATCAGATCACGCATGAACTTGTCGTATTTGGCGAACGTCATCGTCCGTTCCGAGCCGTTCACGAGGCCCAACTTCTCGCCCTGAAGAAGTTCCATAACATCAATGGGCTTCGATGCTGCGGAATAATTCTCCATATACTGCTTGTATCCTGGCGCACCTTTCTCAATCACGCCATCAAGCACTTCCTGGATACCGCTCAACTGCGACCTGACATGATCCAGAGTGGGTTTTTCCGCGATGGTTGAGCGCGATGTCATGCGCGCGATGTCCTCGCGGATGCCATAGAGCGATTCCGGGTCCGTCTTCAGGTTCCCTTTGCCGTCCGTGAAGCGGTCCAACAGCGGCTTGATATATTGCCCGACGTAGCTGTTTTCAGCCTCGCGCGGGTCCTTTAGGACGGACTTGATGGCATCCACAACCGGCGTTGGATCGGTAGGCTTCTTTCCCGAGAACGCCGCTGGATAGTCAGTTTTGGCTTGGTCATCGCGCGCGTCCCGCATCCGGTTCAGGATCGATGGCGTGCCCTCGAACTTCTCATAATGGGCAATCCGCGCCTTATTGTTCAGGTCCTGGCGTTCCACGAATGGACCCTGATTGCCGGGAGCCTGCTCCGCCACCTTGTATTGCTGGGAGATCACCGGATCGCGCGCGACCTCCGCCGCCGTTGGTTCGCTGCCCGGCACAAACCGTGTGGCATCGCCCGCTTCTGGCGTGGGGTTCATCATATGGTAATTTTCCGCCGTGGCGCGGGATGCCGCCGCTTCACGTGGAGCCATGTTGGTCAGTGCCGAGGGTGTCGCCGCCGCGCCAACGCTGCCAGGAGCGCCAGGGATAGGCGCGCCCGGGGATGGAGACGCCGCGCCATTCATCGGCTTGCCAGTCAGCGGGTTCCCATTGTCCGCCTGCCGCACCGCATCTATCAACTGCGCTGCCGTCACTGGTGGTTTTGGGATCGGCTGGCCGACCGTCTGCTCACGGATGAGGTTGTTCCGGATGGCAGCGGATGGGACGCCGCTTGCCATCATTCCAGGCGATCCCATGAACGCCTCTGGCATGGCAGCAAGATCGCGCCCGAAACCAGGCACGCCAGCCTCAGTCCCAGCCTGGGCAACCATCGCCTGACCGCCGCGGAACAGCGCCCCGCCAGCCCTGGCAGCGAGATCAACGCCCGCAGCCACCGGCCCCATGACAGCCTGATTGACGTTCTGCATCATCGTGCCCTGGCCAGCCGCCGGGGGGTAAATCCCGGCCCGCTGCAAGCCTGCTACCAATGGCGCGCCCATCCCGAACGGCTCTGTCCCGAACGCCTGTGCCGCGCCCTGGGCGCCAGCCTGTAGGATGTTTGACCCAACACCACCGACGGCGCGAGCGGTCGCGGGGGCATCGATGTTTGGCAGTGCTTCAGGATCAGACGCGTTTGCCAATGGCTCTGGCGTTTCCATCGGGCCAGGGCCGGGCGCTTCTTTCGGCTTGCCGGGCCTGGCCAAGAGCCGCTTGAGGATGGCATCGCCATCCATGGCATCCGATGCGGGTGCGGACGCGCCACCCTGATCCGCCGAACCCCGTTTAAGGAGTTTCTGGAGAATGGCATCGCCTTCGGATGTATCAGACCCAGCCACCGCATCGCCTTTCACATTCATCGCCATTTGCGGGAAAAGCCCGATCCCCTTGGCGACATAGGCCGTCGTCTTTGGCCCCCACTGCGCCCTATCAGGCCCGCCGTGGTAATAGGCCAGCGCCCCCGGCACGGTCCCGGTAGAGTCCAGCCCTTCGCGGATATACCGCGTCCCGGCAAAGATAGCTTGTTTCACATCCCGCATATCGACGGCGCCCATTGCCCGCCCCGTGGCAGGCATGAGGCCCATCAACCCCTGCGCTCCCGCAGAACTATCCCGAGTATTGGGGTTCGCCCCGCTTTCCATGTGAGCCACAAGTTTAGGGATGGCGGGGTCCACGTTGTAAGCGCGGCCCGCCTGATCGAACAGATCATCGTAAGTGCTATTGACCGCCATCAGGGCATATCCAGTTTCCCGTGCTTGGCTGCTAGCGCGAGGCTGTCTTTAAACCTTTTGAGTGCGGCGGGTCCTTCTTTCGTGCGTATGGTTTCCACCAGTTTATCCAATTCCTCGGGGGAAATCTGATCAGCCTGGAAAGCGCGCGGGTCAGTCGATCCGGCATACTTAGGCGTATGCTGATTATACCCAGCGCCGGTCCTGTCCTTGAGCGGCAAATTAGTCTGATGCTCCAGCGGCATGACGATGGACTGACGCTCACGCCCGATGTTGAGGTTGACAACCTCCATCGCCGCGCGCGGATCAATCAATTCATTGGCATTGGAGCCAATAGACGCCGATTGAGCCGCATCAGTGTTAGACGCCCGCATTTGTGTCCTGGCATAATCCAGAAGGGATTTATGCACGATGTCATATGGCGTTGTGCTGTCGAAGTTCGTTCCAAGAATCGTATTAGCGTAAGATTTCATCTTCTGGATAGAGTCACTACCCCTGCCCGTGCTGGCCATCTCCAGCGCATGCTTTGCCTTCAGAAGAGTCTGTATCGACTGCTCCCTCTGCGGGATCGCCTCCATGTCCTTCCTGTATTGCGCGATGTCACCAGCCAATATCTCCGGCTGCCCCTGCGGTGGTGCCGCGAGGATCGGGCCGGGGGGTGCGCCGGATGCCACCTGCGCCGTCTTGGGGTAGTCCCCCGTCCCCATGCTGCGTGCGCCCGCACCACCGATCCCTGGCGCCCCGCCGATGCCGGGAGGCCCGTTCGGGTTCCTGCCGGATGCGTTTGGCAGCGAGCCGCGATCCACCTTCACCCGATTATACTGGCCCGTCTTCGGGTCCAGAACATACGTATCGACCAACTCAGCCTTCGTTGCTGGGCTTGTGCCCGCCCCGATCTTACTGCCTGGCACAAAGGATGCGCCCTGGCCCAGTTGAGACGCGCCAAACGTAGATGGCACGTTCTGGACCGCCGATACCTCACCGTCCTGCACGTTCTGCATGCTGCCGAATAGCTGTTGCGCCTGCTCGGGCGATGACATCGACGCCGTGAAAGCCCCCCCAACCCAGCGCCGCAGCTTCTGTTTGTCGTCTCCAATCTGGCTCAATGTGGACTTGATTTGCTGATAGACAGCGGGCGGCAACTCCCCATTCTGGTTGCGCTGATCTAATGACTGGATCATGTCCGCGCTGGATAGCTTGTCATCGGACATGACGAGATACGGTGCCAGGATCTGCGCCGCCTTGTTCGCGCCCTTGGTGGCCATGTCCATGCCGGTGTTCTGCATGTGCTGCTGCATGACCTGGTTTTGCACCAGCGCATTGGATATGCCCGTGAACTGCTGAAGGCTGTTCAACGGATTTGGCAACGGCTGAGGCTGCACCCCTCCGCTGGAGATCATGTTAAGCGTGGCTGGATCAACTGGCATGATTTTTCCTTAACCGCCTACGCCTGCGTTTGCCCCATACACGCCGTTCTGCGTCAGCTTCGCCGTTAGCGAATTGTAAAGCTGGTTTTGTTGATACGAGTTGTAAGCATTCCCGATGCTGGTCCCGATATTCCCGAACGCGTTTGCCTGACCGACCGTGCCAGCCGCCTGCGCCGCACCCGCCCCGACGATATTGTTGCCCGCATTACCAGCAGCTATCGTGCCTTGCGCGCCCGTCTGCGCCGCCGCGTTCTCGCCAAGCTGCGCCGTGCCCATCAACCGGTTATAGGCATTGTTCTGCGCCGTGTAGTAGTTGCTGCTCTGCGCGTCCTGGCCCCGATAGAAGTTGTTGGCCTGATCCTGCCACGTGCTATTGGCGAGGCCCGTCGCATAGTCAGCGGCACCACGAAGCGCCGCGCCCGAGATGCCCAGACCCTTCGCCGCGTTCGAGTTCGTTACCGCCTGCTGGCCTTGCAGAAGGTTGAACCTATACCCCGGCGTGTTCGCCAGGGCTTCCGGCGACATATCGAATGTTTTGACATCGAACGGCTTGAGATAGGCGCCGTAGCCGTCAGGGGGAGCCGTGCCTGGCGTGTCTTGAGTGGCCGCCGCGCCGGGAAACTGCGCCCGGATCGAGGCTTTATCCGTCCCAGCGCCGTAGGTGCCCACGACGTTGCCGTTGGCATCCAGGACCTTGAACCCGCCGCCTTGGGCGCCGCCACCGACTTCCTGCCAGTTCTGATCGAACTCGCGCCCATCGAGAGAATAGTTGCCGTTCGCGAGCCGTGTCGCATCCCGCAAGTAATGCGAGTTGAGAAAATCCGCCGCGTCCTGCGAATTGCTGCCAGGATTTGTGCCCGCGATGTCCTGGATCGAGTAACCCGGCGGCAGCGTCCCGGCGGCATACCCAGGCGTGCCCTTGGTGCCAGTCTGGCCAGCCCATCCACCGATGCCGAGGCCATGCCGCAACGCCGCCAGCGCGTCCTGACCGCCCGCGTTGTAGGGGAATAGATCGGCCCGGGTCTGGGCCTGCTGCGCCTGCTGTAGCGCCGATGCTTGTCCAGACGCCGCCGCTGATTGACCGGCCGCGCTCTTCGCCGCACTCGATGAAAGCAACGATGATCCGATCTGGGCAGCCGCTCCAGCAGCAGCCACGCCAGCCGCGACCGTTCCGGCTGAAATGCCAGCGGCGGCAGTCCCAGCGGCAGCAGCGGCCCCAGCGGCTATTCCCATCTAAGCCCCCATATTCATATGATAAAGTTCCCCGAAAGGCGCCGCGCCGAGCCGCTTATACAGCACCCCCATGCGAGGGCCAGACCCACGCACGCCAGCATGCCAAACGACTTCATTCACACCCTTGTCCCGCAGCCGGTTCAACGCCGCGCGCTGCAACTTCAACCCGAGACCAGGAACATCAGGAGACGCATAGAAGCTGTTATGAACTGCCAACTTGATATCAGGCGACTCCAGCGACCCTGTTACCGTGGTCATCAGATAACCGAAAATCCGGCCATTCGACCGCGCCGTCATCACCTGGAGCGCGCCGTTATCATAAAGCATCTGGAACATATCCTGGTTCTTCCCGATGCCTCCGTCCGGCACTTCACCCACAAACACCTGATGGTCCTTGATAATAGACTGCGCGCCATCCCATGCCTGCCGGAACGGTTCTTCCTCAATCGTCATCCCTTCCGGTGCCACCACCGAGCGGAGCGCCATATCCCGCAATGTCTGTTGCTTGAGCATCCCGGCCAGCTTCGTCAGTTGCGGCTGGTGCGCGTGCAAATATCGGATTTCCGCCGCCAGATCGACCTGGAGATTGATCGCCTTCATGGCGTTCCACCATTCGAAGTCGTGCTTGTAGGGAATGCAATATTCAAAGATTTCCGCGCAGTTATCCTGGCTAACGAGACCGCTATAGGTCACCGACAGCGCGCCCGGCCACCGCGCCTTGATCTGATCAAGCTTGTGATTGAGTTTGACGATCTCGTGCATCAACACGTCTTCATCGAACGGGATGCCCAGCTTCATCATGCTCTTAAACACGCGGTCAGGATCGCGCTGCACCACGACGACCCGCGTTTCAGGCGCCATCCGCTTCAGCGTGCGCCAGAACGGTGCGGCGCCAGTCTCAACCGTGCCTTGCTTGGGCAGCGACAGCCACGACTTCAGATCGTCCAGGCCGCGCATGTGGAGCAGCTCATCGTGCCCGCAGTTCCACCCGCCATAGGTCAAAAACCTGGATAGCCAGAAGGTCCGGCTGCGGGGGAGGCCAAAGATCACATACGGGCGGATCATCGCGGGCGCCTCGCACCGATGAAGCCGTAGGCGCCCATGGTGGACACTGCGAACGTCGCGCGGGCCGGGAGATAGATTGTCGTAGCGCCCGCCAGGGACATCCTGGCTCGGCTTGTCGCTATCACCTGTGTTGCACCCGCCGTGAATGCCAGCGCCAGCCTCGCATAGCCGCCAGAGGCCGGGATCGTGGGCAGCGTGGCCGATGTCTGGGAGATCGCGCCCTCGATCACCGTGACCGTGGTTGTCGCCGCCGGGGCAAATGCCAGCACTGCCTCAACATCCCAGTCGCCCGCCGTCAGGGAGATCGATGTGATGTCCGCCGTCACCGTGGACGTGAGTGCCACCGCCGCGCCTGCCAGCACCGTGGATGAAATATACTCTCCGATGTTGCCTGCGGCAGCGTTATCGTTCGTCGTGGTCCCGAGCTTGGGCAACGCCGCACTGGCCGTGGTCTGAGCCGCCGCCGCAGCCGTCGCGTTCGTGCTATCGCCGCTGATCCGCGCCGCCGTCTCCGGTGACAGGCCAGCCGCGATGAGAAGATTGACCTCACCCACCGTCAGGGGCGGCGTGCCAGCACTTCCGCCCGTCCTGGCCGAGAGAATTTGCAGATAGGTCCTTAGAATCCGCGTGGCGCGCCCATCTGGAGTAACCAGAACGGCATCAGGCACGGGCAATTCCATGGAGAGATTGCCGCTCATGATGCCATCTTCTTCATGTCAATCGACGCGCCGATAACAGCCGTTTTCGCGTTCGCGGACCATGACAACTCAAAAACCCTCGATCTGGCCATGCCCAAACGCTGAAACTGGATCGATTGGAGATAGGCACCCTTCATCCCGAACGAGTCCACCACGGGATTGCCCCAGGTGCGCCCGCCGTCATCACTCCATCGCAGAGACAGCGGCGAGTCCGTGTTCAGACCCGTCGAGCCGCACTCCATGATCGCAATAAATTCCTGATACGAGATGCGATTTTGCCCCGCCGTGATGTGCGGGAATGACAGCACGCGCTTGATCGGCTGGCCCGCGTCCGTGTAGGCGTCCAGATCCATCTCATACAGCGCGCCCGTGGCGAAATCACCGCACACGATGGTCTGATAGAGGTTCGCCGCCACGCGCGACCGGTGCCGCTGTTCGTTCCCGTCGTTGTCGATATAAGGCCGCTCGTGCCATTGCTTCGTTGCACGGTCAAAGCACCATGTGTGCCCCGCAGTCGGGAACGTCAGCATGTAGAACTCGTGCCCGTCCTGCTGATAGCAATATCCCTCGGCATCGGTAATGACGGAATACCCGCGCAACGCCTCTTCCATGGCGTGCGTGCTGATCCTCTCGGCCTTGTAGCCACTGCCCAGCAGGATCATCGTTTCGCCAGCCAGCGACCGGGAAAGCCAGAAAATGGCATTGTCCATGGTGGCGAGCGAATAGGGCGCCGCGACACCATGCGCGATGAACACGCCGGGCACGATTTGGAACGGGAACGCCGCCGCGCCCACGTTATTCCATAACTCGGTGCCCATGGACGTGCCCAACAGCCACAACTGATGATCGACCATGACCACCGCGACCAGCAGATCTGGTGTGGCCGCCTTGGCCGCGAAGTTCAACGGATCGAAGAACGTAGACAGGCTGTTGGACTGATAGAACTCGTTCGTTCCGGGCTTATTCAGCAGAAAGAACGTGTCGATGTAGGTGACGAACGTCCCGCCGTAGAACCCCGCCTGGAAGATCTGGGCAAAGGCATTCGTCGCCAGGTTAATCGTCCAGCCGTTCGCGGACCCGTCCACCAGGATGATATCGAGGCCATTATCGGCCATGGAACAGATCGTGGTGCCCGCGTTGATCGTGCCAATAGCTGTCAGCACCCATGACGATGAGATCGCATACACCGTCGCACCAGACACGCCGTAGCCGGTTCCGAGGCTGGACCGATACAGACACCGCCATCCAGCATCCGAGGCCGTGGCAAGCAACGTGAGGCCCGGCGTTGGGTAGTGCGTGACCTTGGTCTCTTCGGCCTCGCCCTGCTCCGGTGGCAGCGCCTCTGGATACAGGTTCACGCATCGTTGCGCTGACGCCAGCAGTGAGCGCGCGACATAAGCCCCGCCGTTGAGGTTGACGACCGTCATTTAACGCCGACGGAGATCGCCTGAGACCCCGCCGCCACGATACAGGCACCAGCGCCGCCGCCCGTTACGATGTTGGTCCCCGCTCCGTAGTCCTGGCTTGGCGTGGCCGTTGTCGCCGTCACGCCCTGGCCCCAGGTAAACCACACGAGTTGCCCAGCCGTCGCCGGGATGCGGATTGTCTGATAGGTCGAGGCCGCCGGAAGCGCCGTGGACGTGGACCCGCACGTCACCGTTGACCACGCGATATTGGTCATATCAGGCGGCGTGGTCTGGGTAAAAGCGTGCGCCCCGCCCGATAGCAGGAGCGCCGCGAGAAATAGCGTGCAAACTGATCTGATCATGGCCACCCCGCGATAAATGCCGCCTGAGACGATCCCTGGCGCTGTTGTGCCAGCGCCGCTGGCATGCTCATGGTTGGTATCTGAAGGTTGGCACTCCGCAACGTCGCCAATCCTGACCGCGCCATGTCAACCATGGCCTTCGTCGGTTCTCCGCCATAGTTAGCCACCAGCCTAAGCGCCAGATTGTAATCAATCGGCTCCATGTATTCCGGCGGAATGCTGACAACATCCGTCAGCGTGGCAAAGGACGTGAGCGGTGCTAACACCGTTACATGAAGTTCAAAGGATGCCGATGGCACCGGCCAGAAATAGAGCGTTCCCGCCGGGTAGTTGCTATCGAGGAACACCACCATAGGAAACGATGCCAGTTCCTTCATGGTAATCTGATTATAGTCCTCGCGGCTTTGCACGATGGACAGGCCGTAATCCACCTTTTGGCCGCTGCTGTTCGTGAGCCGGGCGAAGGCCCCGAGGATGCGGTCCACGCGCGGCACCACGAAATCCCCAGCCGGGCCTATCGAGTAGGACAGCGCGCCCGTGGATGTCTTGATGACCTCGGTCTCATGGTAAACCAGCCACCGCCGCCGCGACCATAACGAGAGCATATTGTTCAGGGTCACGAACCCGTCGTTCATATCCTCGAACGAAGGCGTCTGCCCCACGCCGTTGATGTTGGCTGTCCGAAGTGACCGCGTAATGATGTCGGCTGGCGTCGTCATGCGGCCCCTCCAAAGCGGTAGGGCCGAGGTTGCCCCCGGCCCCGTGCGTTACGCGGTCAGGATCGTGTGCCAGCGGCCCGCCGTCACGCAGTAGAAGATGACCGTCTTGTTGGCGGCAATCGCAAAGACAGCATTGGCGGCAAGCGCGTTGACCGCATCACCGACCGACGGGAAAACACCCATCGAGTTAGCGGCGGCTGCGTTGATCACGATCATAAACGCGCCTGCCACCGAGGGCGGCAACAGCAGCGCATCCGCCGCCACCGTGACGGTCGTCACGCGATTGATCGCGGAACCCAGCAACAGGCCACCAGCCTGCGTCTGCACCGATGACGCCGTGAGGTTGTCAGACTGGGTCGTGAGATTGAAGAAAGGCGACTGCGGAGCCGCCGCCGGTGCTACCCATATTGCCATGTCATATACTCCTTAGTTGCTGGCGATGCGGGCCGCGAGTTGCGGGCGGATCGTCTGAGCGCCACACAGCACGTCAATACGGCATGGATATCTATCGTTGTTGATGTCGTATTGCCGGACGATCCGCATCGATAGGCCGTCCATCACGCGCCGCGCCGCCATATCCACACCGCCGGGCATGACCAGATCCGCCGTGGCGAACGTGAACGCGTTCTTGTGGTAAGCGATCGACTGCTGATAGGCGGTCGATGCCGTGCCAGCAAACGTCAGCGCCGCGTTGGTTGCGGGAGCCGCGTTGATGTTCTGCTGCCCGTTGGCCGCATAGTTCAACGGAGGGGAGAAGGAGATCGTTCCCGCGCCGCCCGCGTAGTTGGCCGTCAAAACGAATTGCTGCAGAACCGCCGTGTTCACCTTGGTCTCGGGATGGACCCGGAACACGTTGGCCAGAGTGAACACGTCGCCTTTGTTGCCAGCACCGGCACCAGCAGCCACCACCGCCGTTGTCGCACCCGTCGCCGGAATGCCGTTCAACGTGTAAGCCCCGTTCTCAGCCCCGCGTGTGAATGGGGTTAAAAATGTGTTTTCCGCAAATTCGAAACCACCCGTGCGGCCCAGCACGCCGTCATGGTTCTGGCCTGCGATGTCGGTTGACTGCTGGAACAGGCCCTTGAGGGCATCCACCACGTCGACGTTCGTCTGCGTGTCCATGCGGATATACCGGCTGGCATCCGCTGGCGTGAGGTTGTCCACCAGCAGCTTGCGGGCCAGCAGCACATTGCGGAACGTGTTGGCCGAACCCATGCCATTGACCTGGTTGTAAACGTCCAACACCATGTTCAACGCAAACGCCTCGATATTCGCCGCCAGCACCGCCACCGCCGGATCGAGAACGCGGGCAGAGAAGTCGTCCATGCTCAGCAGCAGTTCCGCCGAACTAAAGTTGATATCGACGCCAAGCTGCGTGGTGAGGTTCAGCGTGACGCTGTTTTCCGTCGTGTCCTGCGTGTTGAGGACCGGGCCGTTCCGGATCACATACTGATTCGGGAGCCTGATGCGGATCGATGACCCGATCTTCGCGCCGGACTGGGCGAAGCTGTCATCGTATCCACGGTTGATCGAGCCGACAAAGTTCAGCTTCTGGTGCAAGATCGCCAACGCCCTGTTGGTGATCATGTTGATTGTTAAGATGCTATTAGCCAACGAAAGGCTCCATCGATGGGACGCGTCGCCATCACGGCGATGCTGGCCCCCTTGCCTAAGAGGGGCCTATGAAAGGGAACGCTGGGCGCGCCTAGCCGGACCGTCTGCCCCTCGCCCGGAACGCCTTGAGATAAGCATCAGGGTCCATATCGTCCCTGTCCAGGACGGGTTGCGTCCTGCTGATGCCTGTCACGGTCGTTACCGGTGCCGGGGCACGAGAAACTGGTGCAGGCGGCGGCGGAGCAATGGCCTTCCCGGCCAGCTTCGCAAGCGCAGCACCCATACGTGACGGCGACAAAGTCAATATGCGCTCCTGCTCATCCGGGTTCATTCCCAGATAATACAAGATCTTGTGCGGATCACCGGCTTCATCAGCCGCTTCAATGAGTTCCGTGGGCAACCCAATCTTGTTGAGCGATGCTACCGCCTGCCCAAAATCAGGAAACTCCGAAACTCCCGCATCATTGATCTCATTAGCGCGCGCATTGAACTTATCGATCCGCACCTGTTCAGCCGCAGCCTTGGCCACCCGCGCCTGCCATTCCTCGGGACTGCCCGCCGCCGGGGGGTTGGCCTGTGCCTGTGCATCAAGACGCGCCTGAAGTTCGCGGACCTGCCGCCGTGCCTCCCGCCGTTCGAACTCCGCCCGAGCGATACGCTTCTGTGCCTCGGATTCCGCTTTCGCCTGCCCGGCGTCATCGGCTTCCGGCTTTGTCTGCTCGGTGGTGTCGTCAACAGCGGTTTGATCCTGTCCCGTGTCAGGATCGGTTTGTCCGGGTAGGATCGCAGCAACCTCTTCACCCTGCGTGGTGTTGTCGATGCTTTCGCGTGTTCCGCTCAATGGAGCCTCATAAGCTGCCGCATCACTGCGGGGGCATCAGGGAGCCGCCCTGTCGGTCAGCGCTGCCGGGTGGGGCCATAGTGTCCACCTGCGCGGCAGAGTAGCGATTCGCTCATAGCACACTTTTTAGGCAATGCAACGGGATATATCAGATATCACTGGGCGATATCGGTGCATCTGGACGGGCCAGCACGTCGAAACGGATGAACAATCGATCATGCTTAAGGTCATATTGGCGGGTCGCGGTGATACACCCATACTGCCCCATAAAATCAGCCGATATGCCTGTTTTCGGTGGTGGTGCCGCGAAAACACTCTTTTGACCGGGGATGCTGGCCCGCAATTCCTTCATGATAGGCCGTAGATAATCAGACCACCAAGGGTCAAGCTCCGCCAGATCAAACGTCGGCACGTCAATGATCGTATGGTATGGCGTCCATCCGTCTGGGTATTCGGAGATGTGGACCAGAGACACATCGCCGCCAGAGGAAAATTGCCCGTAGGCGATGCCAGCCATTTTCTGCGTGGTCATGAGATTGTTCATTATTGGACTGTCTCCTGCTGTGGCGCGTTCTCCGCATTGAACTGGTCCTGCGGGCCGGGCATTGGCTGAATACCGTGCAACTCCTGCATGTCCGGCAGGCTCATGCCCATAGCCTCATGCACCATCTGCCTGATTATCGGTATCATTGCCTCTGGATCGAGCGCACCAATCGCCGCCATGCGCTTCGTCTCGCTGTCGAACTCCTGGATCTGCAACTTCTTGGCCTCCGACCCGGCATCAATGCCCTTGTCCGCTAGCTTCGATTGCAGTTCCTTGATCAACTGGTCCTGCTGCGAGATGTGCTGGTTCATTTTCTGTTCTTCCATGGACGGGCCGCCGAGAGCCTGCGGCGGGACCATGTTGTGCAGGCGTTCCGCGATCTCCTCCGCCATCGGCAGGTCAGACGCACGCCACATCAGATCCCCCACGATAGGCATCAGGGCGTGATCCTGCCCAACCATCTGCATCATCCCATTGAAGGTCTCTTGCCTTTGTGTCGCATACGCCGGGCCAACGTCGCTCGCGACGCCGTAGCGGCCCATCATCGGGTTGAAGATGCTCCTGACGCCATCCATCCCGCCCTTCGTCCGCTTGGCCTCGGCAACCTGCGCTGGTGTCATCTGCTGCCCCTGGGGATCAACATGAGCGTGCGCCTGCGGTGCCTGTGGATCGATGATCAGGTCGCTTTCCTCGCCGTCCTGCTGGATAATCCGCATCACGCGCTGCACATCGTAAATATGCGGTATCAGATCCACGATGATTTCCCCGGCAAACCGGATCGCCGCCGCCAGGTGATCGATGTAGTGGTATGTGGCATTATCACCCTGCCGCTGCCGGGCGTTGATGGCCTTGCCAGATGTCTCGTTCGATGCCTCGCCCATGATCGCCTGATACTGGCCGGACACCAACATCATCTCCTGCTGCGCGATCTTCAGCCCCTCGATGTAAGCCTGGGGCATCTCGGGTGGATCGGCACGCTGGGGCCGCTCTATTGGCATGTGAGTGTCGGGATCGGTCGCATTGTAAGGCAGGAACGCGAAGTTCTGGGTATTGGCCGCCGTCCAATAGTTCTGATACCCCTCGAACGCCCGCGCATCGCCCACGAACGGGCTTTTCGTCTGCAACGCAACAAACTCAATCGCGCTGGACGTGTAATAGTTCAACGACTGCTGGGCACTCCGCATCTGGCGCACATGCCCCTTGCGGTCCAACTGGTTGTCGATGATCGTTTCCTCGCCCAGCACCCGGCAGATCGGCACGTATTTGCCAGCCCACGGCTTGCACTCGACGATCCGGTTCCCGCAGATCAGGTAATGTTCGATTTTCGCGACCTCGAGCGGCCTCGATGCCCTGATCTGGTGCGCCTTGACGCCCTTGGCCTCCGACCGCTTGACCATCTCGCCGGTATGAAGCGCAAGCAACTCGTCATCGGTCGTGGTCTTGCGGTAGTATTCGCAAACCCTGACGTGATGCTCATTGTCCCATGGCGACGTGCCGAAGGTGTCGCTGCTGCCGCTGTCCTTGTATTTGGGGTAGGCCGCCTCGAACTCATCGCGCGGCATGTCGCGGAACACGAACCCGAACCGCGCATCGGACCCGTCCATCTGCTGAATGTCCGGGTCCAGATAGATCATCTTGGGGTTGGGCACGCGTTGAATAACGATATCCTGATCCATCGTGCCGTCGCTGGCATACTTAGTCAGAACCCGGAAATACCCGATTCCGCGATAGACCTGGAACCGCGTTGCCGTGTCATAGGCCGCCTGTGCGTTGCTGTCCCGCTCGATGGCCCGCACCATGCCCATGTAAGCCTGCGCCGCGTCATAGTCCGCGCCATCCCCGACCGCCACGATCTTGATGCCCTGCTTGTGCTGTCTGGCATCGTTGATGATCTGCAAGCAATGCTGACGCGTCTTGTTGATCGTCAGGCACGGCTTCGTGGCCTGGGGCTGATTGCGCGCGAGATAGACAGCCTGGGGCCACTGATAGTTGTTGATGTCATCCCCGGCGGCGAATTTCTCGTCATTGTCCCCGTTGGCGATGCTGTTGGCTTCCCATGACTCGCACCACTCGAAACGCTTCTGCGCTTCCTGGACGATTTCCTCATCCTCGGTCAGGTCTTCGTCCAGATCAGCCATCAATCTGCGTCCTCATCAGGTGACAGTGGCCGCATAGGAATGTCAGGCCATGGCGTGGGGGAGACAGGCACATCCGGCGGGACCACCGTATCGTCCGCGATCTCGACCTGGAACGTGCGATCAACGCGGATATCGTAGATCTGGATGAACTTGGTCATGGCGCCCACCGCGCCGCTGATGCCAGACGGATGGCGTCCAGATCCGTCATCATCCTGTCCTGAGCAGCCCGCACGATGAGCCTATCCTTGGCCGTGAGGCCGTGAGACTGGCCGCTGAATTTCATCATCTCATCCTGCCATCCTGGATGGTTCTGGATCTTCTGCGCCATCCTGGCCGTTACATCGATCATGCGGGGCATGCTTCCCCCTCTGCTTTGGTCTCAGGCCTGAGGATGCGGAAAATACGCTCCATCTGGAGACGCCGCGCATCCCGCACGTGGGGGTCTGGCTCACGGGCGATATCCGCCCGCAGAGCCTCGATGGTCTTTTCAGAGATCATTGCACGGATCATGTTGCCCACCCCATTCCGCCACCCTGCATCGGATAGCCCTGTAGCACCATCTGCGGCTGATAGTCCTTGATCTTGGGCGCCGACTGCTCCCGCAACCCGAGGGCGAGATACCTCAGTGCGTCAGCGAAATGGGAATATTCGTTATGCAACGGTTCTTTCGTCCTCTGGCCCTGGTCATTGACGCCATATTGGTAGCGCCTAAGCGCCTGTATACCATCCGCGCACTTCTGTTCGTCAAACCAGAAGTTGTCAAATGCCGTCCGCGCCGCATTGATGCCATTAACGATGCTCGTGTTCGGCACTATCCGCACCGTGAAGCCCGCCGCCCTGGCCTGCTTCTCAATGGTCAACTCAGCCCCCAACACCTTGTGAGTGGCATCGTGGGGCAGCCACATCGTGCCATAAACGTAAGGCTTGCTCTGGAGATGCTTCAGGAAATGGCCGAGGGCGTGGCCATTGGCCTCGTAAGAGTCGATTATCCGCGTCTGGAAGCCGACCCGTTGGGCGAACCAGATACTCGTCATGTCCGCCCGGCCAAGGTCCCAGAACGTATGCACGGGTTGCGCTGGCTCATACGGGACCGCCGTGATGCGGTTCTCCTGCGTGGCACGCATGATCTCGTTGGCATAGATCGCGCCGTCGAGCGTCTGGCGGCAATGGCCTTCCCACACAGTGAGATAGGACACGGGATCGCGTTCTAGAAGTTCAGTCCGCTCTTTTTCCAGAACATCAGGGAACCAAGCATTGTCCTGCCAGTTCATTTTGATGACAATAGAGTCTCTTGGAGGCATCAATACGAACTGTTTATAAGTCTCGTCTGTGTCCAGTTCCGGGTTGAACGAAATCCAGATCTCTGACCCGTCCTTACGGATGGTGGGCTTCATCACTTCCCATGATGCCTTGCTGACGTTCGCGGCCTCTTCTACCCAGCATATATCCACACCTTCAAACGATCTGATTTGATTAACGTTCGTCCTGATGCCAGCAAACCTGAATTCGGTGCCGTTGGCGCCCTTGATCGTCAACTTCTCAATTTCATAATGATGGGCCAGCCCCATGGCATAAATCTGATCTGACAGCAGCTTGTGGACGCTATCGCTGATCGAGGATTGAAACTCACGCGCGCAGAGAACGCGGATTGGGTTGTTCACGCCCATGATCAGCAATGCGCGGGCGATGCCCCAGGACTTCGCGCCACCACGCCCGCCATAGATCACTTTGTAGCGCGCGGGCTTGAATAAAGGCTTGAGCTTGCCTGGAAATTCAGCCCTTTGGGTCGACAAAGACGACCTCGATCTTGTTCACCAGCGGCTCACCGTTCGGGCCTGCGTGCGTGTTGTCAGACTTGGTCTTCGTCACGAACTTGTCCGACATGATGCCGGTGATCCATTTGCGCGTGTCCACCGCGATACGCCTGTCATTCGGATCGCGCGTCTGATCGTCCGCGATTTCGAGAGCCTGATCAGCGAGGACATGCGCCCGCACATCTTTAACGCGCGCGTAGTCAACCGCGAATGCAACGTCTGATTGAACCCAGAATAGGACTGTTGATGGCTTGGGCATTCCTGGCAGTCGTCCGATGGCACTGAGTGACATGCCGTCGGCCATGAGATCGAGCACTTTCTCGCGTGCGTCCATGCCCCATTTCGTGCCCTGTCCTGGGACGCCGCTCATACCTTGGGCTCATGGGTTGGGCATTCCCTGAGGGGCCTATCGGGGATGCCGTCGGTGAAGATCACACGCTGGACCTTTGACACCACCTTGTTCGGCCATGCCCAATATGGTGCCGGGTTCGCCTGCCACGTGCATGTGAGATACATTGGCCCAGGTTCTTTTTCGTCTTCCTGACCATGCTTGCATGACGCGCACGGGGTTGGGATGAAGACGGATGCCGCGATCATTTCCGCGAACCTGGACTCGTAGCTCATCACCACCCCTTGGTTTTGAGGCCGGTGTCCTGGGCGTGCGTGCCGAGGGCCGGGGCTGGGAATGGTTTGGTGACGGTGGGCGCGTCGAGATATGGCGCTGTTATGCGCGTGGCCGTGCCGCCGAAGTCATTGATTGCGACGGTTTCCGTATGCAGAACACGGCGCGCGATATCTGTCAGTGAACGCGCGATCCGCTCCCGATTGAGAATCCCGTTGTATGGTTTCTCATCGGCGCCGTCATTTCCGGCTATCATTTTGAGGGCTCCGGTTATGATCTGCTCAACAGGCATCGGGGCTCCGCGTTTCAGTTCTGGAACTGGCTCGGGGGCGAAGACATTAGCGATTTGCCACGTTTCGTTGATCAGTCGCTCGACGTAGGCCATGTCCTCGGAGACGTAGGGCTGCGGGGTCGTGAGGCCGGAGATGTCGGTGATGTCGGCGGCAGATCCTTGCCCCGCACCAGCGGCCTCCAGTGCGCGTTTGATGTAGACCATATCCTCGGCGGCCCATGGATTAGGTGGCCTGAGGCCTGAGATGTCTGTCTTTGCCATGATTGCGCGCTACCATGTTACGGGGTGTCTTGACAAGGGGGAATGGCGCGATTATCGCGGTGTAGCGGGTGTAGAGAGAGTGACTCTGTATCCGCGCGGGCGGGCGCATTATGCGGGCGCGGGTGACGCGCGCGGGGGAAGACTTCCGTTCCGGTTGTGGGGATTATGGCATGGTTGTGCCGGATGGTCTGGCGCGTGAGTTAAGCGTTTGGACCGGGCGCCCGCTGCTGGTGTGTGATGACGCGCTGCGGCACGTGTATCAGCGCGGGATGGAGCGGCGCGAGGACATCTGGTTGCGCCTGGCGCGGGATCACATGGTTGCGTGCGATCCCGCTTTGATGGGCGGTTAGGCTGCGTTGTATGCGGCCATGACCTTCCGGCGCAGATCGCGCTGGATAATGCTCAACGCGCCGTCACCATCGCCATTGACGCGCCCGTCGTCACGGAAGGCGAAGACCCATCCCTCGTCATTCTCGACCACCACGAAGGCGGCGCCGTCTACTGTGACCGGAGTGGATTTAACGATTGCGTGCATGATTCCGTCTCCGTTGGGGCCGAAGCCCCGGTTGTCAGGCTGCAACCCGCCGCATTTTGCGAACCCCAGCCCCGCCGCACGCGAAGCAGTAGCCGTTCTCGATATGCGAGAAAGCCCGGATTTTCCCGACGCCATCGCATTTGTAGCAAGCGGACTCTGGATTAGCGCGGGCCGCTGCCGTCATGATGGCATGGCGATTGGCGTTGATCTCGATCTGACGCGCGGCCAGCAACGCGGGGCGGGCTTCGATCTGCTCGCGAACCGCAGCGATGTCGGCGTCGATTGCCGCAACGAAGCGGTCAACAACTGGGCGGTCTTTGTGGCCATCGGGGGGAAGTATCCAGTTAGCCCGGCGGGCGATCAGATGAGCCAGATTGGCGTTGAGCGATGCGATGGCGATCATGATCCCGTTTCCTTCTGCCCGGCCCGTCCGGTGACATCCTTATCCTACAAAACGCATAACATGACCACCCACGTATAATGCATGGCTGCTATGCGTGAATGTGCATAGCGTGGTTATGCGTTATATGGGACAAGGGTTGCACCGGAGGCGCTGGCCCCGGCAACTCCTGAGAAGGACCCGATTATGACATATGCCGAATATACCGCCTCATGCATCGCTCATCACGCCGAATGGGCGCGCGATGACACTGCCGCGTTCCTCGCATCTTCCTACTTGCGCCGCGTGTCCCGCGCCGAAATGAATGGCGATCTGGGCCGCATCGCCACCGCGCAGGCCAATGCCATCGGCTGGGCATCCCGCTAACCCCACCGCGAGGGAGCGGGTTCGCCCGCTTCTCCCGCGATCCATGGAAGGAACAAAACGATGGACGACGACAAGATGCTGGCCGAGATCATGCGCCGCTCGATCCCCGCAATCACCTACAACCCGCCCCCGCCGAAGGCCAAGAAGCACAAGCCGAACCGCGCGGAACGCGCCGCTCGCAGGGCAGCACGCACCGCATGAAAGCCACCGAGGCCCAGCGCGCGTTGATCGGCAGGCTGCTGGCCAGTGGCCACGGTCCCGGGCTGTTCTCCGGCACGCTGGGCGTCACCTACGCCACCGACCGCAGGCTCTGGCAGGGCAAGATGCTGATGTCCCCCGCCATGGAGGACTGGATCACACGTTACGCAGCGTGGGCAACACGCAACCCGCCGCCGCCACCACCAACAATCACCGAAGGAGGCTGAGATGCCATTACCCGACAACTGCACAGAGCGTCAGATCGAGAAATGGTGGGGCCGCGAGCCGACGCCACGGGAGCGCGATGACGAGATGATCCAGGCCGCCGCCGTGATCGATCTCATGCACCACATCTGTATGCTGATCTTCGCCTGCCGCCAGCCATTTCCTGGCGGAGAACCGTTCGCTGGAAGTTACGATCTGCTCGGCGTGGTGAACGTGGCCGAGTCGTGGCTGAAGCACTTGGACATGACCGGCATCACCGCTGGCACCGTCAGCCTCTCCCGCGCCCTGACCGCCAACAACATCAACCACGGGGGGGGGGCATGAGAAACGCATACCCTGGCACTTGTTATCGATGCGGGGAGCGCGTGGAGGCTGGCGAAGGACACTTCGAGAGGCACCCCACGGCATCGGGAAAGTGGCGCACCCAGCATGCCGATTGCGCGATCCGCTGGCGCGGCAAACCAGCACCGGCAATGGCCGAGGCCAAGGCCGCACGCACCGCACTGGAGAAACAGCCGTGACCAAGCCACCCGGCAGCGTCCGCTTCGACTTCAGCCACGAGGCCGACACGTGCGACACGCTGGGGCGTATGCTGGCAAAACAAAACGTGGCGGTGATTGGCGGTCAGGACACCACGCCACAGCCACCACCTAAACCCACGATCTGGCAGCGCATCCGCCGCGCCTTCACCGGACGCCCAATCGACACGGAGGAATGACATGACCGATTTAGACCCGCTGGCCAAGATGCTGCACGATGCCTACCGGAATGTGTATGAACCGGCGCTTTGGAAGGACGCATCTGAAACCCACAAGGACCGCTGGCGGCGCGTGGCCAGGGTGGTGGACACCATGGCCGTGCCGAACGCTCCCCCTCCCCCCGCCGATCTGGAACTGCGGAAGTGGGCAATCGAACTGGCACTGAAACATGCCGATTCTGAAGGGGTTTGTGATGAGTATTGGGCCGACATCAGGAAGGAAACCGATATCCTAATCGCCCTCGCCCTCGGCCAGCAGGTGAAGCCGTGAGTTTCCAGGCCATTTTCTACGTTGTCGCGATCCTGTTCGTGATCCTGATATCGTGGATCGTTGGGCGTCTGATGAACCCGCCCTATGACCCGTGGCGGCAGCCGGAGGACAAGCCCCAGCACCCCCGGCGTAGGCGGCTCTGATGGAAAATGACATTTTAGACCGGCTTAGGGACGCATGTATTGGGCACCCCCATGCGCGCATACCATGGCCGCATCGGGTTCTTCATGACGCCATCGCGGAAATCGAACAATTGCGCGCGGCACTCGGTGCTATGAAGGCCGCGCCTCAGGATCGAGATGTCAAGTAATTCTTGACAACTCCACACTGCCAAAGCCGTGGTAGGATTGACCGAGCGCGAAGCGTGGCACGGGGCCGCGTGGAGCGGGAGCGGTGAGAGATCTGGCTCCATGCCCTCTAAGGCCACGGCACCCCGTAACCGCCTCTAGGATCGCGCTGGACGATTCCAGGCTACCACCCTAGCCGCCGACCCGCAAAACGCCGCCCTGGGCAATCCTCGGGGCGGTGTTGCCGTGTCAGCCTACCGCTTCCACCTGCTATGATCGATTTCATCGCCGGGCATCTGGACCGGGCTGCTGTAGACACCGCACAGCGTGTCCAGATCGAGGATGGCCGAGGCCCCGCGCAAGCCGAACCGCAGGAAGCGCGATTTCCACAGATGAACCTCAGCCGTGCCCGGTTTCCCGGAATGGATCGTAATCCCCACGTCAGGCTTGTTGAACCAATGGGCTGAGCCATTGATCGAGTAGCCGGTAGGCACGCCGTGATTTTCGCCCGGCTTGAGCGGTGGCGGCTTGGCCGGATGCGCGATGATCCACACGTTGCAGCCATGCCGGGCCGCGAACGCCTTCACCCGTTGGAGACCGCGCCCGATATGGTCCGTTTCCGTAGTGTCACGCGCCCGGCTGTGGTCCAGTTCATTCCAGGGATCGATGAGAAGGTCCGTCACGCCGTCCCGCAGCACCGCCATCCGCCCGTGATCGAGGACCCAATCCAGCGAAGGAACCTCGTCCTCGGCATCGCAAACCAGCATCGTGACTCGCCGCGCGAGCCAATCGCCAGCCTCGGATATCTCCCGGTCAGACATGCTCGGCACGCCTGGCACGGGATAGAATGGCTTCCCGGTGTAGACCTCGGCGCAGGACGAGGCGAACTGTTCCCACGGCTGCATTTCCGGCGAGAACACCGCCCAGCGCCGGTCGCAGTCTTTCGCGGTGTGGACCATCACGAACTTCGTCCATGTGGTTTTGCCACCGTTCGGGTAGCCCGTGACCACAATCAGGCGCCCATCGCTGGGCAGCTTCATGATGCGATCCGTGGCCATGGTTCCCGTTGTCATGACCGGCGGCGGGGGGCGGCGGCGCAGTGCCAACAGCAGTTCACCAGTTGGACGTTGGAGACCGGCTATGGGGATAGGTTCGGCATCCGCGACGCACTTCGCCAGCACGTCAGGCCCGTGCGTTTTCAGCACGTCGCACGCATCCTTGCACCCCTCTGGCCATGTCACCGTATGGCAGCGGTGGCGCCCCAGGCGCCGTGCCAGTTCTTCCCGCAGCGCCATGCCGGGTTCGTCCGCATCGCCCGCCAGGACGATCCTGCGGGCCTTGGTGAGCAGGTCCGCGTGGGTGCCCAGGGCCGCGAAACGCTTGTCCTCCGGCGACGGCTGCGCGCTGACCTTGGCCGGCGCACCGTCCTTGAGGCTGACCCCATGGGGGATGCCGCACTCGAACAGGGCCATGACATCCGCCTCGCCCTCCGCGAACACGATCTCCGCGGGGTCCTCGCCAAGCCGGTCGATATTGAACAGCGTGGGCAGCGCGTCCTTGTCCTGCCCGTGGTCCTTGACCGGGACGGCCCGGTATTTCCGGTTGACCAGTTCCCCGCCGTGGAAATACGGGAACACCACCGCGTCCGATTCGCCCCTGGGGAACCAGCGTTTCACGGCGGCGTAGCAGCCGAACTGATCCACGGTGCGGGCGCCGATGCAGCGATCCGAGAACCACGCGTAGAGCCAATCTGGCTTATGCGGCTTGGCCTCTGGCGCGGGCTTGGCGATGGGCCGGGGAGGCTCTTGGCGCGGCGCCGTGGGGGCATCGTGGACCCGCGCCCCATCCTGCCATCCGCAGGTTGCCCGGTGGCACACGAGGACCATCCCATGACCATCCGCGTCGATTGTGACAGACAGGCACTTCTCTTTCGTCCGTCCGCCTTCACACTTCGGGCAAGTGACACGTTCCGTGTGTCCTGGCCGCGTTGATTTCAGTTGTAGTCTTCGATCCGCGATAATGTCTTGAATTGTCTGAGGCTGCATCTTGGCGTTTCCTAATACACGTTCCATCCTGGGAAATTAGGGTCCACCGGAGGCGGTGGCTTGGCGTGGCCATTGGGCCGCCGCTTCCCCTCGTTCCGGCACCAATTGCGCCACGTGGCGAGCCAGTTCGTTTTCCGGCTTTTCGCCGCCGGTAGCGCGATCCAGTAATCCCGGAACTGCGCCAGGGTCTTCTCCGGGTCGAGGCCGAGACCTTCGGCGAAGTCCCAACCCGCTTCCCCAGGCGTCCAGTCATCCGCGAGCCGCGTTCCCTTCGGGTCAGGCGAAGCCGTTTTTTTGGAACCCTGTAAGGGTTCTTTTTCTTCTTCTTCTTCTGCTTCTGCCTCTGCCTCTGCTTCTGCTTTAAGGGGGGGCTTAACCGGCTTTTCCTCTAAGTCCTTGTTTGCAGTGAGGATTGGGTTTCCGCCACGCTTCCCATTGGCTGCATTTCTCTGAGATACGCAGCCGTCCCGCTGCATTCTGCGGCTGAATATCATCCCCCTGGCATCCCGCGAGAAGACGTTCATGGTCTCCAATTCGGTCAGAAGACGCTCGACCGTCCGCCTATCGGCGCCGACCATCTTCCCGATTTCGATGGCTGTGGGAGACCGCCCGGCGATCATCAGGAAGCCATGTTCCTCGCTCTCGGCCATGCGGCAAAGCAACTCGATCCACAGTCCACGGGCAGCGAGGCTGCACGCGTTCAATGCGGCATCAGAGGCCCAATCCTTCCACCAGAATTTCGTCCAGGGCAAGTTATGGCTCATGATACACCGCCGCGATCAACGCCATGTTGGACCCAAGATCGCCTATGGACAGGCTGATCTCGTCCTCGGTCAGGTGTTGCACCTCGGCAACCCAGACACGCATGAACGCGACACGTGCGGCATATACCCTGGCATATGCTGTTGTGTTTTCGGCAGGAGCGGCTATATTGGGATCACGCATGGCAAAAACCTCTTGTCGTCGTCATTCCCAGGGACGGCATATCCGCTGGGCTAGGTTATGAGGCGGGGGAGATCAGGCCCCCGCCGAACCTTCCCGCACACTACAACTGGATGACGCGCGGGGTCAACCGTCAGAGCCACGACAGGGCCGCCGGTCCAGAGTGATCACGCTCGAACACGAACCACGCGAACGCAATCGCCCCTCCCTTCGTCTGGGCATTGGCATCATCCCCGCGCCACAGCGTCTGCCGCTTGGAGAACACCCACACCCGCGCCAGATTTTCCCGGTGCCAAAGTGTGTCCCGCCGTGCCACGCCTTCCAGCCACGCCAGACGGGCCAGGATTGCCACCTTGGACGCCCCCAGGTGCAGAGCATGGAGAACAAATTCATCAGCCAGTTTGAACGGAGGGTTCGTGATGATGCACGGCGCCGCGAGCGTCAGTTCCATCAGGAAGTCCCGGCGCGGTGTTCCGAACCCACGGTCCACTAGATCGGTGCTGACGACGGTGTGACCGGCCAGTTTCAGTATCTTGGAGATCGCGCCATCGCCACATGCCGGTTCCCAGATACGGCTGGGGAACGTCTCGACTGCCAACAGCGCGTGGGTTGACTCTGGCGGGGTGGGATAGAAATCATCCTTCTCCCGCTTGCCGTTTTTTCGCGTGTTGCCTTTGCCGATGGAGAAAGCGCGCGTTGTCACACTCCCCCCTTCCGCTCGATCTCGGCCCGGCCCTTGGGGGTCAGTTCAACCCAGGCGGTGGTTTTGGTGATGGCCGTCACTGATACCAACCCTTCCCGCTGCCACACGGCGATATGCCCCTGTATCCATGGGGTTAATTCGACATCCTTCCGAGTGGTAAATTCGGAAAGCATCAGAGGCCGCAATGCCACCGTATTCCTCATCCCCGTTCCCCGCATCCGTTCCCCGCATCCGTTGACCGCCGCCGCGCGCTCCAATGCCGCGATGCGCGCCGTCAGGTCGTGGAGTATCTGCACGATCCGCGCGTCAGTCTCGCGCATCTTCTCCAGTTCATCCCGCGTGGCCTTGCAGATCGGTTCCGGCATTACCAATCCCCCCGGTATGGCGGGGCGGTGGCAGCCTCGCGCTTCGCCGCCTCGATCTCCCGCCGCAGATCGTCCCGCGCCCGGATCAGTGCCAACGCCATGGCGTCTTGCTCACTCATGCTGCTTTCCTCCATTCGATTGCGCGCCGCTCGACATACCAAGGCCCGAGATAGTGCCGCGCACGAGCCGCGTTGATGATCGCCATCGTCCCGTCCACGTCGTCTTCATCGGGTATCTCGACCCGGTTGCAGTCGGCCCAGCCGAGTGCGTCCGCGTAGGGTATCGGCTCTGGGTGCAGATCGGAGATATCCGCCGCCTGCGGTTCGGCCTCCCCCTCCATGAACGTGTTCGCGCCCATCTTGGCCAGGAATGCCGCCGACCGCTTCATCTTGCCCTTAGAAGCGACGTGCCGCAGATAACCCGCCCGCCACGTGCCGCCTGGCAGTGCGTTGATTTCAACGATGATCTCCTCCGTCGTCATGAGCGTTCCCCACAACTCCCGCAGACGCGCCACACGCGCCGCTGTCTCCGCTGGGTTAGTGGTCCGCCGCTGGTCAGTCTTCCGCTTCGTCATTCGATCCGCTCCAATCGCACCACAGTGCGTGTGTTTTTCCGTTTCGCCTTCTCTTGCCGCACCACCAGTTCGCAATGGGCTGGCGCGTCATCCACGATCAGGCCAAGGCCATAGGGATGCGTCTTGCTGACAGGGCACAGGACATCGAGCATCGGTTTTGCGCTTGCCGCGAGGTTGTCAGGGTCCAACTCGCCAGCCGAACAGCGCGTGATCGTCACCCGCGTGCGCTTCCATGGCCCATCCCGAACGATGCCGGGAAGCTGCGCCACAGCCGCCCAGACAGCCCAGGCCAGGTCACGCTTCTGGCGCTGCCTGACGGACCAGTGCATCCGGTCCCTGACGTTGAGGGACGGCAGCGCGGCGGGGATGGTAAACTCAATCACCCGCCTGTCTCCCGCGATAGACCAAAACAACCGATGGGAATGGCGCCCCGGTGGTAGCCCCTCCGAATTTCAACCTGCCACGCAGGAAACGGATCTCATCCGCCTGCATCGCGTGGTCATGCCACCAGCGCGTATCTGTCCTAGATGGCAAAAGATAGACGGCCAGATCAGCCTCCCGAGCCTTCGCCAGCCAGTTCGCAATGCCCGGACCATATGGTGGGTTGCAGAAGACCCGATGCCCTTCCCATGGCTTATAGAGGCCATCCGTTCCAAATAAGGACATTCCAGCCTGCGTGGGGTCCATCAAAGGGCATGGATCGAAAGTGAAGTTAAATTCCGCGTGCAGCGCATCATATACAGCGCGTGGCGTTGCCCACGCTTCCGCTGCACTCGAAAACAATACTCTAGTATCTAATGGTGTCATTCCGCCGCCTCCCGCTTCAACGCAGGCCAGCACTCGGAACACCAGACCAGCCGGGGCGTGCCACCCTCTTTGATCGTCGTGCCGAGCAGGATCAGTTCCTCAGGCTCATCCCCAGGCCGCACCGCGATCCAGTCGGGATTGCCGCAGCCGCACACCAGGTCGGTCATGGCCGGAACACCGATGCGATGTAGCGGCTTAACGGCAGAGGTATCTTCGCGATCATCGCCGATGCTGCTTTTCTCGCGTTTGATCCTGGCGCGGCCTTGCGTTGCAGCGAGCAATCAATGCCTTTCCCGAACCAGTCGCCTCCGTTTTTCAGCCCGAGTTCTTCGGCGATCTTTTCACCGGACCCCATGTTGTGCGTCCCGAACTTTCTCCCGGCATCACGGCTCAGACTTCGCCCTGGCGTTTTGATTCCATCCATCGCCTGCTTCCCCGCGATCCGCGTGAAGTCCTGGCCGCACTTGGTCTGATCCGACCAGTTCATGCCGTGCGTTTTGTAGCCGTCCGCCACGGGGTTCTGATTGGTGACTTTCTGGCCAGGGCCACCAATGTTGAACCACGACCCGCCATTGTTTTTGCGCCCTTGAGAGAACGTGATCGGCATCAGCGCCGGGACATCCCCCCACAAGTAGAAGCTGCCAAAATTCCAACGCGCGCGCCCGACCCACTTCTGAGCGCCGCGCACGTTCTCCACGACCATCGGAATGTGATGCCCCGCTGCTTCGCACGCCTCACGCTGGATGCGAAAGCACGCCTCGAACAGAGAGTTGTCAGGTGGCGGCAGTGCCTTGGCGCGGCTCCATGGCATGGCGCGGTAGCTGTAGCCCTGGCATGGCGGGCTGGCGACGATCAGCGCGGCATGCCGGAACTGCGACCCATGCAGCGTCAGAACGTCCTGCACGACCAGTTGCGCGGGATAGCGGTGATTGCCGTAAACATGCCGCTCGATATCAAACCCGACCACGAAATAACCCTCCGCTAAAAGTCCGTCCGTCCAGCCGCCGAGGCCACAGAAAATATCGATGGCAAGCGGGTCCGTCATGGCTCAGCCGTCCATTCCTGGCGCGAGCGATCCCAGATCACAGCGCGCTTCTGATCGGTGACAGACCGGATTTTCGGATCGCGCGCCATCGCGTTGTAAACGGACTTCGCGGATCGTTCGAGCGCCGCCGCGATGTCTTTCACTGACTTCCGCTCGCGCAGCATCTCCGCCAACCGCGCAAATTCGCGATTGGTCCAGGGCTTTATCTTTCGCATCGATATCTCCTAAGTATAGATCCCGAGAGCCTGCCGGGCGCGTTCGGGAACAGACGCGGCTGCGAGCGACGGCGGGGAGGACATCCCCGGCAGGAAGTCTATCTGAGACGGCGGTAACGCGTTTCACAAAGGAAACCGAGGGCATTGGCGACGGGTTCCGAGATCGGGCGCTTGCCAGCAACCATCAGCGAGACGGGTGTGTGGCTCATGCCGACAGCCTTGGCCCATTTGACAGGACCACCGGCATTGCTGACCACATTCATCAATGTGATATGGACGTCGGAATGACTGAATGTCTTATCGTCGCTCATGGCTCTTTCTCCGGTTCCGGGGGGGGCGGCGGGATCGGTATGGCGTTAAGCTCCTTCACCAACCTCCCCATCGTCCTCATGCTCATGTTCTGGCCAGCAACCGCGCGATAGAACAGCGCGGGGCCGACGCCAGCACGTTTGCACAGGGCGTTGACGGAGATGTTGCGCGCTCTGCAGGCGGCTTTGATTTCATCGCAGGTGGGTAAGGTGATTAGGTCCATACCCAGGACCATAGCGCCGGGATTCTCGCGTGTCTATGCTTTTTGTGATTGCGCTATGCTTTTTGTGCGAGTATGGTCGCACCAGACAAACGGGAGACACCACATGGCTATGATCTACGCGGACACGTTGGAGATATCGCAGGGCGATATACGCGTCGATGTCACCGGACATCGTTACCCGGATGAGATGCACCGCAATTTCATG